ATTAGTGCTTGCATTTGTGCCTACCTTTCTATTAAATTTTTCTGTGTAGTCTACATCAATTGAGATGATAGTTTTACTGCCGTAATCATCACTTGACCCCGTTCCACTTACCACACTAATATTAGCCATAGCCATATCAATTACGGGAACATATAATACTTGAATATCTGCGGTCTCTGTTAGTAAATCTCTAGGGCTTAAATTTCCTAAATACCCTGCCGTTGTAAGTTTCCACTTACTTGTTGTAGGATTCTCATAATTAACCTCACTTTTTGTAATAGTCGTTCCGTAATTATTTGTTTGATTTAAATTTGATAACTCAGCCTTTATGGTCCCTACCGCCCCCCTTGGATTAGAATGCCCAATTACTGTAATTTTCATTCCAGTATAGATACCGTTTCCTTGTTCCTCAGCCGATGAAACATAATAAACATATCCCCCATCGTTTTCTAATCTATAAGGGTTAACAACAACATGTCTATATCTAGCAGAAAAAATTCTGCAAGAAACATCGGAGGTATCATCCGACTCCCCAGTAATTGGGTCGCTACTACTAACTGTTTCAACTGTAAGAGAGTTAGAGGTTCTTCCTGTTATAGTGTAATCAATATTAAAGTTAGTGTTGGTATGCCCCGAAATTGTAATTACATCATCATCTCTATTAAAATATTGTAGGTCGGGGGAAACCCCAGCGGCATTATTACTAAAAGTAATTGTAGCGGTGTTTGTTCCCGTTCCAGCAATATTTGTAATTCGTAAATCAGCATCTATAGTTACTCTAGTTCTGTTATTAGAATTAGTAAAGCCCTCTCTTAAAAATTTAGGATTTAATTGACTTTCGGAAGAAATCGCTGTTGTCCTAACATATGTAGCATTATCTAAAACCTCATAGTTTAAATTAGAACCCGTCCCCCTAGCAGCGGATTGGGTAAAATTTGGTGTAATATCAGTATGGCCGCTAGTGAGATTTTCTGTTTGGTGTTCGTTTGCCCCATCGCTAACATAAATTTCTCCACTATATCCATCTATTTCACAATTAGCAGTTAATGTAATCGTATTACCAGAAATACTAGAAATAGTTCCCAATAAACGAGAAAATCCCGTAGAATCATCACTAGGACTGGTGTATAAAACCTTGTGATATATAGAAGCACTAATAGTTTTATTTAAATCTGTAACATCATTAACAACAATACTAGTAGAACTACTAGATGTAGCACTAGTAGTATTAACAGAATATAAACTCAGTCCCCCTCTAGGTAAAGAGTGAGAAATTTCTTGTCTATTTACCTTTGTTCCTGTTTTAATAACCGATTTATCTTTAGAAAGTTCAAAGTTGATTTCGTTAAAATCCTTATCAACAGTCATAGTTCTTAATCTCATTAAATTCATTCTTAAAGGATTACTATTAGAAACACTATTAATAGGAAAAAATTTATAGTCGGAATCATATAAAGTCTCTAGTTGCGTATTACCTATATAATTTCTATGTTCTAAATTTGTAGGACTCTTCGTTGACTTAAATTTAACCATAGCATAATACCCAGCCAAATTTTTACTGATGTCTTGATTAAATAGACTGTCCTTTCTTTTCTTGTTGACTGGTAGAGCATCTCCCAAGATATATAAGAATGGGTTTACAATAGAGGGGTCGTCAATTTCTACTCTTTCTTTGTTAGTTAAGATTTCAAAGGGAGTTCCCCCGGTTCGCCTTCCCACTAGTCGCCCATAATTAAAACTACTAGTCCTATAAGATTCAGGAAAAGTTGATATGTCAATATGGGTGCTTCCCACTACGGGGTAATATCCTGTATAACTTACGGGTAAGTCTTTTAGATTGCTACTGACTGTATCGGAATAGAATGTTCTACTTACAGTAGAATTACCTTCTATCCTAAACGAAGTAGCATAAAAATTAAATCCGAAAAAATTATCCTCATAACCCGAAGGTGGACTATTTTTGAGTATATCGTTACCTCCATCACCACTAAATCTATCTAGTTCCCTTTTATATTTTCTGTAATGAGATAGAGAACTTTGAACAAGATTGTTAAATCTAAAAATAGGAGAACCAAATCTCATAAAATAGTTTGATTTAATAGGGGTAGTAACCCCTAACCTATCATCTACGATAACATTTTTGTAAGTAGCAGGACCATATCTAGTTTCTCCATTAGAACCAGCATTTGTAAGATTATCCAATAAATGTAAAAAACCACCTTTATCTAGTCCATTAGAGTTAACCAAATACATTCCCATTGAGTTATCATAAAATGAATCGTTGTTATTGTAATCCATCCTACCCATAACAATTGGTGAAACATATCCCACCACAATTTCTGTTTCTGTAAAATCTTGAGAGTTATTGCTCGTAATAAATTCTAAGTTTTCAATTGAATTATTAACCACTTCATTAAAAGCGAAACCAAGGGGAGCATCCTTTCTACTACTGGATGAACCCTGTGTTATAAGTAAATTTTCTACTTCCTTACCGTCCTCATTAAATGAAAGATAGGTTGTAGTCTTTTGTTCGCTTCCATCGCTGGATAAGAACCTACCATTACCCAACAACCTATACCCTTTATCTAAAGAACCGTAAAGGGTGGTAGCACCATCATGTCTTAGAGAGGTTTCTAGACTTTTTCCTAATAACGCCTTTTTATTAGCAACATAGATGTCCCCTATTGTTAAGGACCCGGAATTGATACCGTAGTTACTAGAGTGGGCATCAATTAAACAATCATTGATTAAATCTAAAGTTGAAGGAACAGAAGCAACAGCATGGTTTGAACCACTTACACCTATCATAATATATCTGCTTCCAAATTTGACATAAAGAACATCACCCCATTTAATCTCCGTAGAAACTGTTCCCGATACCGTAAGCCTAGCCTTAAAAATAGTATTATCATTTAGTGTTGTTGAGATATTTAACCCCGTATCAGTAAATCCATCAGTAAAAGGACTAATAGAAGAATATAGATAGTCCTCGCTGTAAAGATAATTTTTATCTACTGGTGATGATAATAATTTACCCATATCATCTCTACCGGATAAAGTAATGTAGTGAAGGTTCATTTCAATTTTCTTTTCTATTGTTTCTACTCTACCTTCAAAAATAATTTTATTTACATCTAGTTTTCCTTTTAAAGAAGAAAATAAATCAGTAGAAGCGTAGTAGGAAGAAGAGGGGGAGTCGCTAAATGTTACATACCCGTTGACGCCATCACCATTTTGAACCGTGATAGAAAATCCGTAATACTCTCCGTCAATTCTATATTCTAATCCGTTGATGTCAGCCTCCGAATCTGTTAATTCAATACCGTTTCTTTTTAGCGTTCCGGACTCAATCACAGTATCAATAGGATGGGTGGTAATAAAATTACTTACAACCGCCGACCATTCCTTTCTAAAGGCCGTGGCGTCCGTCATAGAAGCAACCGTAGTGGAACCTTCAAAGGTAGAATTTGTAATAGCCCTTCTGTTAGCAATAGTAATAACTTGTGAACCACTAGACGGAGCAGTAATAGCCGAGGGTAAGTAGTAATAGTCTCCGATTAAAATAACTTCATATTTAGAACTTGTAGAGTTAAAAAGTAGAGTCCTTAAATCTTGACCATCTGCTAAAGCAGTAATTTGAATTTTATTTGAACTTGAATGATTATTGTATACTCCCGGTAATACGGCTTGAGGTAGATAGGTAATATTTTGTCTTTTAATACCTTCCTTTACCTGCACTCTCTCATTGGTATTAACCTTCTTATCTAAAAATTTAGTCACATCGGAAAACTTTGCTTCAAAATAATTACCCCGGTTGGTTAAAGTTTTATTTGTTTTAATGTTAATTGCGCTAGGGATAAGTTGATTTCTAACCGGAGAGTCAATAAAACCCAGATAGGTGGTATGTCCACTATCCGAGTAGTAAATATTCCTTGAGGAATCTTCCCATGTTTCCGGGTCAAATGTATATGTAGCACCAGTTCCCGTTTCGGGGTTTCTAAGTTGTGGGGTGGATTGATTATCTAGATTTTTGTTGTTATCTACAATAGTTGCATTTTGGGTATAGAAACTTTTGTCTAAAATGTAATCGCTGGTTAGAGGAGCGGTTTTAAAGAAAGAATAACTGTTCACCGTATTTGGTCCCGTTGGCTCATATAGTCTCTTAACGATTGAGTATTTGTGGTTGGGTTCAAGTTTATCACCCGATAGGAAATAGAAGGTGGGCCTACTGAGTTCTACGAATTTATCGTGCCTTTCTTCCGAAGTGTTGGTGTCATTAATCAACCCATAACCAGCCGCTACAATACTACTACTAACCAACGGTCCCTTGAAAATTTTAACCTGCGTCCCGATAGGAATGTTTTCTTTTAGACGGGGGGTGAAGTCAATATTATACACCGTTCCATCGTATTTAGTCTGCTCGGTATATTTAGCAAAGTGGTGCTTGTAGATACTATCCGAATAGACCAATACAAAATAATGATAGTTAGCATCAATAGTAAATCCGTTGTCGTTTCCTGTATCTAATTGAACCCGATAACCGGGAGTTTCTTGAGCGTTTTTTGTTGAAGTAGTGTTAATTGCGGCGGTTGTTCCCCCAAAGGAAGAAACCTCTCCATCATAGACTTCGTAGTAGTTAAAGTTTTCACTAGTAGAATGACTACCATTTGTCGTTACCACAAAGGGGTTAGTAGAAGTGGCGGTATTAAATGTCCCTGTTGTTAGGGCGGTAGCAAAATTTGTTGGAAGGGTTTCCCCCTCATTAAGCACATAAAGTTCATCAGCCACTTAAGTTCGCCTCCTCAAAATCAAAGTATAGTAAAACATCACCATAGAACGGGGTAAGTGTATTTGTTGAAGCGACTCCTTTTTTATATCTGCTAATAAAAACCATTTCGTGCATCTCTCCCATAAACTGACTTTTTCTCTTTAGTAATTGAGTAGAGGCATCCGATTGTTGTCCAATGTTAATGTCCGATTCAGCCAAAGAAAAATCTCCCCCCGTTGAGTGAACTCCTGTTTTCACCAATTGTCCGTCATAAAAAATATTCATTCTTCCCCCGATAGGGTTGTAGGAAACCGCTATGTGGTGAGGAACTTCTACATACAGGGGTTCTTTATCTAGAAGTTTCCATAAACCGTTTGCTAAAATTGAGGTTCTTTCTTCGCTGGTAATATTAGTAAAATTTAATGTGTTCCCAGCAACAGTAACTTGTCCCAAAGAAGATTCATCTAAAAGATAAACATTTTGTCCGCTAACAAATACTGAACCGTCCGGAACACTAATAGAACCCGGAGAACCAATGCTTACAGTAAATGAAGTTTCATCGGAATTGTATTTTTCTAGGGTTGGGGTGTGCTTATTATATTTGTATAGAGTAGGGTTAAGAGAAGAATTATCAACAATAGTAGAAGCAATAACAGTATCGGAAGTTAATGTAGTAGTTGTTCCATCAATAGTTAAATAAAACTTAATAGCGTATTCTGCTGGCTGGTTAACTGAGTCAGTAGTATTATTTTCCAATACAACCTTAATATTAGAATTGTAAAAAATAACCATCTCGGAAGCATAACGGGAGTTCTTTGACATATAATCAATTCCCTTTGCTCCTTGACCCAAGGACTTAATCGTTCCGTTGTAAGTGGTGTATTCGTTCCCATTAACATCATACGGGGTAATAATAGCCTCAAAAGTAAATCCTCCGGAGTGCGCCCAAATCCCTGTATTTTGTTGTCCAGCCGCATAGGGAACCTGTAAATAACCATCGCAGTTCGCTGGGAACTGTAATGATTTTCTGTCCTTTGAATATAAAATCGGCATACTAAAACCTCATGTTAAAGAAATATTAAGAGTTTCATTGAAACTTAGGTTAAATCCAATAATTCCTGCTGGTTGAAAATCTGTGGTAAAAGTATCAATAAAACCACTAATACCTTTAATTTGTGTTAATGGTGTGGTTGGGTCCGGAAAATCGCTGGCCCCTATCGTGTTAGTTTGGTCCGCACTACGAGAAGCCCATGTAAATGGAATAAGAGGAAGTTGTTCGTGGGGAGTAGTTTCATCTACACCTAAATGATAGTCATAGTTATCTGCTACCCGTGAAGGGATAAGAATGTAAAGAGAAGATAAATTTTGGTCTCGCTGGGCAAAAGAAGAATCAATAGAAGAGTGTAACAATTGTGCTATTTCATAAGAAGTCATAGCCTTATTTACTACGCTTCCCTCTGTCCCGTGTCTTCTTGAAATAACTTGGTCGTGAATTATACCTCCCAATGAAACGGTCTTACTTACCATTCCTAAGTCCAAGACAACATTAGTAGACTCTCCCCTAATAATACCGGAAAAGGGAATAGAAGTAGAGTTGGCTCTTTTGTTTGTCCCAATATTAACAGTATTGCACCTTAGCATAATTCTGTTTGTAATTGCCGCATCACCTGTTTGCTGACCGCTATCAAATTCAAGAAACACGGTGCTATCAAGTCCATGTCCTGTTGTGCCTATATTTCCTAAAACATTCGCCGTTGTAAGTGTCATTCAATCACGCCCTATACCCTGTGTTATTATACCTGTTCATTTCTAGATTAATCTTTCGGCCAAGTTTTCTTGCTAAATCGTCAAGTTCTGCATCCGAGGCTCCTACTCTTCCGTTAACGGAAACATTGATTGTGTTCCCACCCATCATGCTTCTAGTTTGTTGGTTGTTAAAAACGCTTGCACCTGCTGGTAGATTAACAATTTCGGGTCCCTTTTCACCAACCAAATAACGACCATCAGTAAGGACAGTTCCCCCACTAGCAAACATTCCATCAATTGATGTTGACGCATTGTAGGCCATTTCTCCCTTTGATTGTTTGGTAGCAAAACCAATTCCTGCTCCTATGGTTCCACCGACTATAGCACCTACTGGTCCTCCAATAGCAAAACCTATGGCGGTTCCCAGCAAACCCATACTTATTGCTGCTGCTGATTTTTTAGCAGTTCCTTTTATGTCGGAAAACATGTCTTTAAGTGCCTTACCAACTCCTGTTACTACCGTTACGGCTGCATTAGCGATACCCATTGATAGCCCCGCTACTAGCATTCCTAATACCCCGAAAAGTAAAGGAACAAAATTTTCTAAATACTGTCTTAGTCCACCAAACATTTTACTTAACCCACTCATTACCTTAGAACTGTCCCCACTAAATAGCCCTGCAATAAATGTAACAAAACCAGACAAAAATTCAAATATCCCCTTACCTGCTTCAATAGCCATTTCCTTAAAGGCTACTAGGGTTGCTTGATTTTCTTCAATGAATTTTTTAACACCGTCAATAAAACCGGACTTGTGTAAAATAAACACCAGTAGACCCAGCAGAG